ATGAAAGACAAGTATTGGAGCATCTTAAAAAATCCAGAAAGTATTCAAGATTCAAAAAATGTCATGAAAATGCTTGTAAATGAAGGTCGCAAAAAGAAAAGTTTAACTTCAATTCTTTATGAAGAAGTAAAAAAGAAGTTATATTTATATAAAGTCTAATCTTGTAAGGAGTCAGGCAAAGCATGTCAACTTTTAGCTTAACATTAAATCCAACACCATTTGGATTCTTTGATTCTGACTCTGATTTTCAAACTGAAGCTGACGCGATGGTCACTTTCGTTAAAAGAAAGCTTGGTGATGACATCCTTTCAGTAGAATTAACAAAAAAACAGATTTGGGCATGCTTCGAAGAAGCATTTTTGGAATACGGCTCGATCGTAAATCAGTATCAAGCAAAAAGTCAGCTACTTTCGTTGCTTGGCGCGCAAACTGGCAGCTTAAATGAAGCAACTCAAAAGCTTCCTCGAGATACTTTAAACTACATCATAAGACTTGCTGAGCCTTATGCTGTTGAAGCAGGACTTGGAGGAACGTACAATACAGTTTCAGGAGCAATTTCACTAAAACAAAACATTCAAGATTATGATTTGTATACTGATTTGCTAGATCCTGTAACAAACGTTCCAGTTGTTAGCTCATCTTTAAATCCTGAACGTCGTAAGATGAGAATCTTTGAAGTTATGCATTTCAATCCATCTGCAGCATATAGATTCTTTGACACCACATCGGCAATCAATTATCTTAACAACGAATTCAGCTTTGAGTCGTTCACTCCTGAAACAGTTTTCTATGTTTTGCCTGTATTCGAAGATATTCTTCGCGGTGGTCAAATGAATATTTCAAATAGAGTTAGAAGATCAAATTACAGCTACAGAATAACTGGAACAAAAATAAGAATATTCCCAACTCCAACCGCGGTAAATCCTCTTAAACTTTGGGTTCGTGTAGGATTTGAGTCAAACCCATTATCTCCAGCAATGACTGACAAATCAATTGATGGTGTTTCAAACTTATCAAATGTTCCTTATGGAAACTTTATTTATTCTAAAGTGAATTCTCTTGCAAGACAATGGGTAAGACAATATACGCTTGCTTTGTCAAAAGAGTTGCTAGGAATGATCAGATCCAAGTTTAACTCGATTCCAATCCCAGGAGGAGACTTAACACTTGACGGCGACAATCTTAAGAGCACAGCAAAAGAAGAAAAAGATAAATTGAAGACCGATTTGAAAGAAATGCTTGAATCAATGACATATAATAAGCTCGTTGAAGTAAAAGCAGCTGAAATTGATAATCTACAAAAAATTCTGAAGTCTATACCTGTCCCAATGGGCAGAGTAATTAGCATTGGATAAAAAATGTCAAGACTTTTTATAACTCCAAGAGAGTTAGACCTCATAAGTGATATAACTAAAGAGATTGTCAAGGATGTTATTGGACAATATGTCTTTTATTATCCAGTAAGATCTGATATAACTCAGGTTCACGATGTTTATGAAGAGTCAATGGACAAATTTTTTGATAATCCAATTCAGTTAGATGCTCTTGTAGAATGGACTCCTGGAGAAATAAGAACAAATAAATTTGGAAGCGAAAAATTTCATAATATTGAAATTAGAGTTCATGCAAGAGATCTAGTTGACAAAAACATTATGGTGAAAATGGGTGATTTCATTTCATACGGCTCAGTATTTTTTGAAATTACACAAGTTGTCACAATAAGCAAGATTTTTGGACAAGTTGAACACGTCACAGGATATAAAGTAGTTGGCAAACAGGCTCGTGAAGGTCTTATTAACAAGAAGAACATCGGTCCTGCTGCGCAAACTCTTGATACTAACAAAGTTGTTCAGGAAAAATTTGTTCAGCAAAGAGGAATTGAAGACAGCGAGATTGGTAAGACAAACGACAAGCGCGCTTTGCAAGAAAATGGAAAACTTGATGCTCCTCTAACAGGTCAAAAGAAAATCGATGATGACGGCTTGTCATCATCATTTTACGGTGACACATGAGCACAAGATTTTCAGTAAAAAAAAGATATGGAAAGTCTTACGTAGAGCTTGGGTATTCTGGAACTGCAGCTGATGATGTTCAAATTCCGAGCTGTGGTCTTGAAGATATTGATAGAGCGCTATTTAATCTTTTCAATTCAGACTTGCCTCTTGTTTATACAAAAAAGAATGATGAAACTAAAAAAGTTCCTGTAATCTTTGCAACAGGTGAAAGATTTGCAATAAACAGAAGAAAAGATCCATTCAGAGATAAAAACGGAGCAATCATCGTTCCTCTCATTTCAATTTTAAGAACTGCAATTGATCAAAAGGCAGATAAACTAATTGATATGGGAGATATTGGAACAATTGACATAAAAAGAAAGCTTTCAAAAGACGACGCTCTTTATCAGAAACTTATAAATTCACAAAATTTTAATAACACAGAAACTCTATCTAGAAGAGAGAAACAAGAATCTTCTTCTAGAACGCTTGGTGGAAGACTTTTAGAGCCAAATTTGGCTGTTGGAATTTATGAAACTATTTCAATACCAACACCAAAATTTTTTACAGCGTCTTATGAAGTGACAGTCTGGACGCAATTTATGCAGCATGCAAATGATATCTTGACAACAATTATGAGCTCTTATCATAACGTGAAAGCAAGATCTTTTAGAATAGAAACTACAAACGGATATTGGTTTAACGCTTTATTTGATTCAGACATAGGCTCTGATAATTCATTTGATAACATGGCAGATGAAGAAAGAACAATAAAACACACTTTTAAAGTTAGCGTTCCTGGATTCATAATAAATCCTCAAATACCAGGAGTTCCGAGCGGAATTAGAAAGTCAATTTCAGCAACTCAATTTTCATTTGGGATAATCGAAGGAGTCCCTGAAGAAGATCCAAAAGGTAACGTAAGTGATATGAGAATAAATGCTCACGTGCTTGATGACGTTGCAACGATCGATGATCCGGTCTCTACTCAAACAATAGGATCAAATCCAGTTGAGCAATCAACAAAGACTGCAGGCGGTTTAAAGGACACTGGAACGTCATCACACGCAAATCCAACGACTGCTTTAGGCGGTACCGAGTCATCATCAATTATGGTGTCCAGTGTCACTAAAACGCTATCTGAGGACCCTATAACAGGTGAGCCAATGGATGTTACCTACAAATCTAGGGTGATTTCTAAGGCCCACGGAGAGCAAGTTTTAACGAATTTAAGAAAAACTTTTAGTTCAAATTATGATAAAAAATGATATTTAATAATGAAATCTTCACTTTTTGCGTGATACTTAGTAAAGACTAGTAAATAGGAGCAATGATGTCGGAACAGACTTTTCGCTCTCCTGGCTTTTTTGAACAGGAGATTGAGTTAACTGCCCAAGGGGCAACACCGACCGGCGTTCCTGGTGGATTGATCGGAGCCGCTGCGAGTGGACCTGCATTCGTTCCAACAACAGTTGGAACAATTTCTGATTTCACTGCAAGATTTGGTGATCTTGACCCAGACAGACCAGCAACATACGCCGCGAACGAATTTTTAAAAAATAAAACAGCACTTACATTTATAAGAGTTCTTGGAGCAGGAGCAAATCTTTCTGCAGCAGATGTATCGACTACTGTTGCACAAGGAACTGTAAAAAATGCAGGATTCAAAGTGACAGGTTCGACTGTTGGAATTCCTGCAACTGACGTAAGAAAATCAGGAGCAGTTCAATTCCTTGTTGCGCGTCATGCTCTTCCAGCTGACACAACAAGTCCATCAGAATGGAAAGGGTTTCCAATCTTTAGCGATAACCCTAGCTTCAGTCCAGCAAGCTCAGATACATTAAACATTGTCCGCGGCGTTATGATGTTCCCAACCGGAGCGCGTGGAATGGTTCTTGACATGACTGGAGCAAATTCACAGTGGTCAGGAACAGGCGCAGCTATTGATGACGTGGCATCAACCGACTTAAATGCCAGCTCAGCTACATATAAAAAGTTTAAATTTGTTGTTTCTTCATCTGTCGGATCATCTTTTGCAACAACAGATGGATACAGCGGAATCAAAATTTTTACTGCTTCATTTAATCCAAACGATACAGACTATCTTGGAAAAGTTTTAAATACAGATCCTAAGAAATTCCAAAGCGAACAACACTTGCTTTATCTAGATTTCCCAGTTGACAATGAAACTGTAGGTCTTGATGTTTCAGGTGATAGCTGCATTGCTATTGCATCTGGAAGCTCAAGCACATGGTTGCAAAACTTTGGAAAGTATGATACAAGATTCACAACAGCAAGAACACCAGAATTTATTTCTCAGCCATTCGGTGGTTCTGAGTATGACTTGTTCCATTTCGAAACCATCAGCGACGGCGCTTCTGGAAATTCTTCTTACAAAGTCTCTATCTCAAATGTAAAAGCATCAACTGACTCAAAAAATCCTTATGGAACATTTGATGTGTCAATTAGAGATTTGTATGACACTGATACCTCAACAAAAGTTCTTGAATTTTATGGTGGATGCGATCTAAATCCTCTTAGCCAAAATTACATCGCAAAGAAAATTGGAGACAGAAAAGTTTCATTTAACTTTGATGCTCTCGATGAGGCCGAGCAAAGACTTTCAATTTCAGGTCGTTTCCCAAATGCAAGCAGACTAGTAAGAATTGTAATTTCTCAAGGTTTAAGCTCTGGAGTTGTTCCAAAGAATGCTCTACCTTTCGGATTCAGAGGAATTCCAGTTGCAAGAACAACACAAACTCTTACAGACACCGCTTCAACTCTTACAATTGGTGGTCGTTCTTATGGAACAGCAGGCGCGCTTCCACGTTTGGTATGCAGTAGCTCAGTAGAAACAGGACTTACTGGTTCAATCGTTCCTCCACTTCCATTCAGATTCAAGGTAACTAAAGGAACAATCAACGGTCTTACTTACGCAGGCTCTCCTGGAATTCTTGAAATCCCAGATTCAAGACTCCATTGGGGCGTTCAATTCCATCGTCTTGTCCCATCAGGAACAACAGTAGGAACAATTCAAGATTCAGTTATGAATCCTAACGACGGAACTGAGTTTAACAGCATCATCGCTGCTTATTCAAAATTCCAAGGAATTCAAAAGCTTGACGCTTTGGTAACTGGGTCTGATGCGGATGCATTCAACGCAAACAAATTCACATTGGCAAGAGTTGCATTCTCAAACACAAGTTTGACTGACATAACAGGAACATCAGACGCACATATGAAAGAAGCAGCATACATCAGAAATGGTGTCCCAGATGCTTCAACTTATGCAATCAATGAAAGCTCTTTGAACAGAATGACAATGGCATCATTGCTTTCAGGTTCAGCTGTTACATTCAATAAGTTTTCAGATTATGCAAAGTTCTCAACAATGTTTTATGGCGGATTTGACGGTGTAAATATTCTTGATGCAGCAGCTTCAAGACTTGGTGATCGTGCAACTTCTACAGATCCTGGTGGTCTTGCATCAGGTGAAACAGCAAACATTGCAAGATCTGGTCTTGGATATGATCCAAACGGTGATTATCTAAATAACAACGCTGTAAACAGCTATAGAGCAGCAGCAAAGTTGATGACTGACAAACTAACAGTCAACACAAACTTGATCACAATTCCTGGCATCAAAGATCCTCTTATCGCTGATTACGTTACAAGAAGACTTCCAGGCTATGCTCTTGAAATGTATCTTATGGATATTCCTTCATACTCTGATGCAAACGTAAGAATTTTTGAAGACTCAACATTGAAAGCAAACGTCACCAAAACAACTGACGCTTTGACTGCACGCGCTCCAAACAGCAATTATGCAGCATCATACTTCCCAGATGTTTATGTAAATGACTCAGCTTCAAAGAGAAGAGTAAAAGTTCCAGCATCAGTTGCTGCTCTTGGCGCTATCTCATATGGAGACAGAGTCGCATATCCTTGGTACGCTCCAGCAGGCTTCAATAGAGCTGCGCTTGATTTCGTATCAAACGTTGACGTAAAACTCAGCGCTGCTGACAGAGATTATCTCTATGAAAATAGAATCAATCCAATTGCAACATTCCCAGGTTCTGGATTTGTTATCTTTGGACAAAAGACACTACAGGTTTCTAAGTCTGCATTTGATAGAGTAAACGTTCGTAGACTCTTCCTTGAAATCAAGAGAGTTATTCAAGGCGTAGCTCGTGGTCTTCTATTCGAGCCAAATGATGCAACAACAAGAAAGTCTTTCGTTGATAGAGCAACACCTCTTCTAGCATTAATCAAAGCACAAGCAGGAATCGAAAATTATAGAGTCGTAATGGATGAAACAAACAATACAGCTGCCGACATCGCTGCAAGCAGATTGAACGGACGTATTGAAGTTGTTCCAACAAGAGCTGTTGAATTTATCGCAGTTGACTTTATCATCACACCTGCTGGTGTAGAGTTCGTATGAGCTGCATAGTTAGTAAAAAGAATTAAGGAGTCATAGATGGCAGCCCCAGGCATAGTCCTTAGAGAAATTGATAACACCGGCGGAACAGTCGAAGTCCAACCTTCTGGTCGTTCCGCGGGTGTAGTTGGTATTGCAGCTCAAGGAACAGCATTTGTTCCTCTAACATTTGCTGACAACACACAATTTGTAACTGAGTTTGGAAATCCAGACCAAAATTATCACGCACCGTTTGCAATGTATCAATGGTTAAACAACGCATCTGCGGGAACTTACGTAAGAGTTCTTGGAGCAGGCGACTGCAAAACCAGAAATGCATCTTCACCAAATGCTGGAAACGTCACAAACGCAGGATTTGTTGTTGGATCACAAAAAGTTCAAGCAGGATCTGGTCAATTAGGAAATAACGCCTATGCGACAGCAACAGGACTTCAAGGAAGAACTTATTTCCTTGGTTGTTACATGTCCGAGTCTGCTGGTTCTTGGATGTTCTCAGATGCTGGTCTTCAAACATCAACTGCAGCTCAACCAGTCGTAAGAGGAGTTCTTCTTGCAGCTTCAGGAGTTCAAATCACTCTATCAAGCTCTGCTCCTGGCGTAGATTCAACAAGCTACTCAGCTGCTGCAACAACAGCATCTCCTGCAAAAGGTTGGTTCACTGGATCACTTGATTTAACAACAGGACAAAACTTTGTTGTTTTCTTAAATGGTCATACAGACTCAGCTTCTTACCCAAGCATTTTGTCAGCTTCTTTTGATCCTGTATCCAATAATTACTTTGGAAAGAAATTTAACTCAGACCCTCTTTTAATTGAAGAGCATGGTTACGTTCTTTACAACCATTACGATATTGCTTCATCTCTTGCAGTTCCAACCGGTTCCGGTGTTTCAGCAGAAGCAAATATCAGAAGAGTATCTCTTGGAACAGCAATTGAAGAAATTGTATTCTGCTTGACTGGTTCACAAGCACGTAATGATGGAACAACAACTTCTCCAAATTATGAAAACTTCCAAGACAGATTCACTCATCCAATGACACCTTATTTTGTTTCACAAGATTTTGGTGGAACAAGATACGATCTTTTCAAGATTCACGCACGTTCTGATGGTGAAGCTTCAAACAATCTTTATAAGATTTCAATTGAAAACATCAAATATCCAACAGTCGCTGGAAATTATGCAAAATTTACATTGAAGGTTAGAGATTGGAACGACACAGACGACAGTCCTGTAGTTATTGAAAGCTATACAGAATGTGATCTTGATCCAGACAGCGACAATTTCATTGGTAAAAAGATCGGCGACGTTAATGTGTATTACGATTTTGATCGTAGCTCAGACGCTCAAAAGATTGTTGAAGACGGTCTTTATGGTAAAGTTTCACGCAGAATCAGAGTAGAAATCTCTGATGATGTAAATAACAAACTTGTTCCTTCTAACACCTTACCTGTTGGTCATAGAGGTTATTACCATCTTGTGACATCAGGAACCGGATTCCTTGCAACTGGATCTGCAGATAACTCTTCACATCTTAACGTTCCATTAACAAATGCACGTGAGATGCCAGTTCCTTATCGTCACAGCATCAACATTCTTGCTGCAGCAGGTGCCGCATCTGCAATTGCAGAAAGCAAGCTTTATTGGGGCGCTCAATTTGAGACCTACAATACAGTAACAAGACCAAATGACGGAACACAAATTCTTAATGCAGATAGCATGGTCGCATTTACAAAATACTTCCCACGTTTCCACACAACTTATTTAAATCCATGGGTTGGTGACAACGCAGGCGCAGCAGATGTAAATGGATCAATTATCGATGCAGACCTTTTCAATAAAAATCTTTTCACTCTTGAAAAGATCCAAGTAATGACAAGCTCTGGCATTCCAGATTCTTCTCGCTGGGATGAAGCAGTTTATCAAAGAGACGGTGTTCTTGATACATCACTTGGCGGAAGATTTGTCGATGTAAATGTTGATTTCAACTATAGCTCATCTAGAAGTTATTTGAAATTTACAACTTTCATGCAAGGCGGATTTGACGGTCTAAACATCTTTGATGCAGATAAATTCTATATGAGAGATGCTGCCATCAGAAGAGAGCTCGACAACACAAATCAAGGTGAGCTCAGTGGACCAACTGTAGCTGCTTATAGAAAAGCAGTAGATATTATGTCAAATAAAACTTATTCTGACATCAGTTTACTTGCAATACCAGACATTCGCCATCCATCGGTTGTAGACTACACTCTCAGCGCAATGCAAACAAAGTTTGACGCTTTGTACATCTCTGATGTTGAATTGAAAGATGACAATAACAATTACGTGACAGCTTCAATTTCTTCAGATGTTTATCCAAACGTAAACGTTTCTTATACAACAACACGTTTTAGAAATCGTGGATTGAATAACTCATTTGGTGCAGCATACTTCCCAGATCTTCTTGTTCAGGTTGACCCAGGAACTGGAATTTCTCAAACAACCAAGCTTCCAGCATCAACAATGGTTCTTGGAGCTTATGCTCAAAATGATACAATTGGATTTGCTTGGAATGCTCCAGCAGGCTATGTAAGAGCAGTTATTCCAGCAGAAGAGCTTGCAACCAAGTTCTTAACCGAAAACGTAGATACAGTTTACGATGCAGGAATAAACCCAATTGTTTCTACTCCTGGAGCTGGCATCATCATTAACGGACAAAGAACACTTCTTGCAGAAGGCTCTGCTCTTGACCGCGTTAACGTTCGTAGACTTCTAATTGAAGTAAGAAGAAGAGTAAAGGCTGTTGCAAATACTCTACTCTTTGAACCAAATCGTGAGTCAACAATTGCAAGATTTAATTCTCTTGTAACACCAATTATGAAACAGATTCAATCACAAAGAGGAGTTGAAAGATATCGAGTTCAAATTGATACAACAACAACTACTCAAGCAGATATTGATAACAACACAATTCGCGGTAAAATCTACTTGCAACCAACAAAGGCTGCAGAGTTTGTATCAATCGACTTTGTTGCTTCATCAACATTATAAAGAATATTCTACAGTTTCTTAGTGTATTAAATAGTTAGTAAAAGTTAGGAGTTAAAATGGCGGAGACACTTCAGGTTGCAGACATGCTACCAAATAAGTTCGAACCAAAGAGAAAAAATCGATGGGTTTTTTCTATTGAAGGTATCGATGCTTATCTAATCAAATCAACCAAGCGCCCAAGCATGAAAACTGAAGAGAAGGAAATCCCTTGGATCAACTCACGCAGATACATTGCTGGCAAGACAACATTCGAATCAATCGACGTTGTTCTATATGACGCAATCGCTCCTTCTGGTGCTCAGCAGGTAATGGAATGGGTAAGAACACATTTCGAAAGCGTTTCAGGTCGTGCAGGATATGCAGACTTTTACAAGCGTGATTGCCAATTGAAGCTTCTTGATCCAGTAGGAACAGTTATCGAGCTTTGGGACATCAAAGGCGCGTTCATCACTTCAGCAGGATTTGGTGACCTTGCATACGAAGGCGACGACCTTCTTGAAATTCAGCTAACATTGCGCTTTGACAACTGCGTATTGCAGTATTGATTTTTGCTCAATAATGAAAACGCCGGCCGAGTGCCGGCGTTTTTTATTTTACTTGCAAAAATTTTATGTTATCTTTAAGTAAAGAATTAGGAGAAATTCGTGTCTGATAACGATCGTAGTGCGCTTTTTGGTGGACAGCTTCCTGCAGGTATTCAAACAAAAGATGTAATGAAAGATGACTTCGGATTTGAAGTTCCTGTAGAGTCAGTTCCGCTGCCTTCAAATGGTATAACTTATCCAGTTGATTCACCGCTTCATGCTTGCGAAACAGTTGACATTAGATCAATGACAGCAAGAGAGGAGGACATTCTTACTTCTCGCGCGCTTATTAAGAAAGGAACAGTTATTACTGAGCTTATCAAGTCTTGTTTGATCGACAAGAAAATTCAGGTTCAAGACATGTTGTCTGGTGATAGAAACGCTGTAATGGTCGCGCTTCGTGTCACTGGTTATGGAAGTGAATACATTGTTGACGCAGATTGTCCAAAGTGCGGAAAGCGCTCAAAGCAAACTTTTGACTTGACCTCAATGCCTATCAAGCGTCTTGAGATCGAGCCAACAGCAAAAGGTCAAAACTCATTCGAGTTTAAGCTGCCTGTAACTAAGAAAACTGTTGTATTCAAGTTTATTACTGGTCGTGATGAAGAGGAAATCAATACAATCCAAGAACGTGCAAAGAAACAAGGTGCAATGTCAGATAACGTTGTCACAACTCGCTTGCAATATTCTATCCTGTCAGTAGAAGGAAAGACAGACCGCGGAACGATCAACACATTCATTAGAAACATGCCTGCTCGTGACTCGATGGCTTTAAGAAAATATATCGATCAGAATGAGCCAGGAATTGAAATGAAGGGAGATTATGATTGTAACTCTTGTAATGAAATGAGCGAGGTTCGCGTCCCACTGGGCGCAAGCTTTTTTTGGCCTGACGCCGGATGATCGACAGATTTATCTTGAGCATTCATTTCTTTTAATGTATTACATGGGCTTCTCTTATTGGGAATGTTATAACATCCCAATTTCATACAGAATTTGGTTCATAGAAAGATTAAATAAAGAACTCAAGAAATCTTCAGAAAAAGAAAATACACCGACTCGCGCATTACACCAAAATAATCCGCAAACTAGAGCTTTGATGGGATTAAATCGTAGTGAAACTCCTGCGCGGCTTCGCAGATTTTCGTAATATTTATGTCAGGAGTTTTAAATGAATACAAAAACAAAACTTTTAAATGAAATCTTGACGTCTGCCGGTCGTTACATTGTCGAAGGTGGATCTCCTCCAAAATTTAGAGGAGATTCTAAAAAAATTGTTGCATTAAAAAATGCAATTATCGCTTCAAAGAAATTGTATGAAGCACTAAAAAACGAAAATAATTCGCTTGATACAATTTCTGAAGCTGTAGATTCAAAAAAGAAAGCTGCTGAAGTTTTTAAAAAAGAATTTGGTATAATCTGGCCTTTCTAAAATTTTCATTTTGAATAATTAATCCCATAAGGCTGGTGAAAATTGGCGACTTCTGTTGATATATCAACTGAGCAATTAAGGCTGATGGAAGAATTACAACGAACTTTGGTACAAGTTCGTGA